GGTAGCGATCGACGCGAGCAACGTTATTGCAAAAATCGCTTTGACTGTTGCGGAGTGCCCAACAGCGGTTAAGCGTTCAACCGAAAAACCTGTTATTTACGTCGCTCAAAACGTTTGGGAAGCATTCATGCAAGCGAGCGCGGCGGCTGGCAATGGTTGGTATACATACGGCGGCCCGGAAATGCCGAAATCTTATTTGGGTTATCAAATGGCAATTTGCCCAGGCATGCCGGATGATACCATTGTAATGGCTCAAAAATCAAACCTCTGGTTCGGCACAAACATTCTCGGCGATTGGAATAACATTCAAGTTGTCGATATGGGCCAATTTGCTGAGGACAACGTTCGTTTCTCGGCTAAATTTTACGCGGGATGCCAGTTCGGAATCGGTAACGAGATTGCCGCATATGGAACCTGGTTTTAAATAATTATGGGGGCGTAAAAGCCCCCTACTAACTTTTAACAAACAGAAAAACATGGCATGTATCTTAACTCAGGGCTTCACGCTCGATTGTAACGAGGGAGTCGGTGGCGTAAAAGAGGTGTTTTTGACGAATTGGTCAAACGTTGAAACAGGTATTACAATTAGCAACGGTGAAATTACCGTATTGCCTGGAATGACCATTTACCGTTATCAACCGAATAGAAACACCGGAGCGTTAACGGTTACGCCAACGCCAAACCTCGAAAACGGAACACTTTATTATGTTCAAACCGTCGAATTTACATTGGGTAAATTGGCGTTGGACAAAAAACAAGAATTGGAAATTTTGTCAAAAGCAAAAGTTGCCGTTTTTGTTCGTTTATACGATGATCAAATTGTAATGGTAGGCCGTACTGACGGCGCCTTTTTAACGGCGGGAACCTACCAGAGCGGAAAGGCAAAAGGCGATTTAAACGGTTACCAAATTACTTTGACAGCCGAGGAACCAAACCAACCTGACTTTTTGGATCCATACACACCCGGAGCCGAACCGTTCAGCAACTTTATTGGGGTTGACGTTCAACCACCATACACACCACAACCATAAAGGGAGTTTTAAAAGTTTTAAAATGGGCGGCGATCAAACGCCGCCTTTTTTTTAAATAAAAAAAATGGTTTATTTAATTACAAACACAGCGACTCAAACGTTACGACTTTCGTTAAACGAGAGTAGGCAGTATTTCGCCACGACGTTTACTCATTATCTTTTGATTTTAACCCATGAGGAAAATTCCACAACCGGGACGGATCTTGCTCAAGTTGCTGTTATTGTTAACGAAAATCAACGTATTACAACGCTCACAGTTACCACGGTTGGTTTAACTTTGCCTGGACGTTATCGTTATTCCGTATACGGCCAAAATTCAGCCGTTAATATAAACCCACAGGATGCGAACGTTGTCGGGCTTTGCCGGATTGGTTGGCTCGATATGACTAGTAACGAGAGTTATTATGATTTGCCCAACATTACAATAAACGATGATGTCATTTACAATGGATAAAACGATTAAAAACGCCGTGAGCGTAAAACTTGCGGATTACACGGTTGTAAGTTCAGCCGAGCGAATGGACCGCGGCGGTTGGGTTAATTTCGGGGTCAATAATTTATTCCCTCAATATCTTAGAGAATTGGCCCAGACTGGCGCCGTTCACGGTTCTCTTTGTATTTCCATTGGCGATATGATCGCGGGTAAATCGCTCGAGGCAGGCGTTTACGATAAACGGTTAACAGAGCTTAACACATACGACGTTTATTATGGTTGCGCTCACGATTATAAAAAATATGGCGGTTTTTATATCGAGATTATTTACACTTTTGATCGCGAGAACGTGGCCAAATTGCGCCACATTCCATTTGAGGAATGTCGTTTGGGGGTTCATGGCGAAGATGAGGAAATTTGCGGCGTGTGGCATTCGAACGACTGGGCGGCCATAAAGAAAAAAAGAAACAAACCCGAGTTTATTCCTCTTTTTAACCTAGCAAAAAAAGGCGACGAACCGCGCCAAATTTATTATTGTTATAATTATACCGGAGCGCAATTTTACCCGCGCCCAGATTATTACAGCGCTATAAACTCGATCGAGCTAGCAAAGGAAATTTCAGTTTATCACATTAACAATATAGTCAACGGCTTGATGCCGTCGTTTATTGTTTCAATGTTTCAAGGTGCTCCTGATCCGGAACAACAGCGAGAAATGAAACGCGATTGGGAGCGTGAGTTGACAGGCGCAAAAAATGCGGGAAAGTTTATAATGACTTTTAACGAGAGGGACACTCCGAAACCTGATATTACTACATTTCCACTTAGCGACGCTGATAAGCAATACCAATTTTTGAGCACCGAATCGACGTCGTTAATAATGGTTGCACACCGTGTAACAACGCCGTTACTTTTCGGAATTCGAGACGTGAGCGGCTTCGGTTCTAACAAGGATGAAATGGCCGTTGGTTTAGAAATTTTCACGAATCAGGTTATTGAGCCCGCACAGCGCAAGTTAGCAAAAGCGTTTGAGGAAGTTTTGGGTTGGGAAATGCCGGGTTTAACTATTACCGTTGTTCCAAATACTCCATTAAAAACAGAAGCGCCTGTCACGGTTGCGCCCGCTCCGGGCCCGACCGATCTCGAGGCCGAAAAAAAAAAGTGTTGCGGGGTTGAATTGGCCGAGGAAAGTTACAAGCCAACAAACGAAATGGCTCAGCGAGCCGAATTGGGTTTGAAGTGGCGCGATCAATATGGTCGTGGTGGAACCGAGGTCGGTGTTGCGAGGGCTCGCGATATTAGCAACTTGAGAAACCTATCGGTTGACACTGTTAAACGAATGAACAGTTACTTTGCACGTCATGAAATCGACAAACAAGGGAAAGGTTGGGCGCAAGGTGAGGAAGGTTTCCCGAGCGCCGGGCGAATCGCATGGGAGTTATGGGGCGGCGATCCTGGTCGTGATTGGGCGGCTCGAATAATCGCCCGAATTAAACGCGAGGAATTGAGTTCAGCCGTTGCCGACGAATTAATTGCGTTGGGCGAGGATAGCCCAGAGGGTTATATTTTAATCGATAGTTACAATGTCGATTACGACAACGACGATGCCGAAAACGAGGAATTGGTTAAAATCGAGGCGCACGAGTTGGCAAGTACCGGAAGCGCGAAAGCGATGATGCCGAGCGATCAAGACGAAACTAATTATGCCGGAGTTACATTTATGACGCGTTACAGATATTCGGGCGATCAAGTTACAGAGCGCGAGTTTTGCCAGAAAATGAAAGCCGCCGACAAACTTTATAGAAAAGAGGACATTATAGCAATGGAAACAAAGGTTGTACAAAGGTGGTGGAAATTGCCATCACTATTGGCGCAAAGAGGTGTATATAAATGCGAAAGGAATAAACCCGCTCGCAAAAGATGCGCAACAAATCGCGGTGGCTCGAGCCGAAAAAATGGGTTATAAAGTTCGAAATGAGGAGTTGGTCGCATTGTGGCCTATCGACATGGATTATAACGGTTTCTTGGCGGACAACCCGATTTATGGACGCGAGGGCAAAAATTACAGACGTTAAAAATTTAAATCATGGCTGAAATTCTTATTATTTCCGACGTTTACGTTAAAAAATACACGAACATAAATGGCGCGGTTGATCCAAATTTGTTGTACCCGGCGATATACCTTGCCCAGGACAAACATTTGGCGCCCTATCTAGGAACCTCGTTGTTCGAAAAGATAAAAACAGACATACAAAACAACACGCTCGCGGGGGCGTACCAAACACTGGTTGAGGATTACGCCCGCCGAGTTGTGTTATGGTGGTCAATGGTCGAAGCTGCGCCAACTTTGACGTATAAAGTCGATAACGGCACGATGGTTCAACGAACCTCGGATGATTCTCAGCCAGTTGGTGACGTTATTTTTAAGGATCAATTAGCGCGTTGGCAACAGAACGCCGAACATTACACGTCGTTAATGGTTGATTGGCTTTGCGCGAATTCGAGTTTATTACCGGAGTATTCAAACAACCAATGGCCACAGCGTCCGCCCATTACAATTCAAAAAAGTTCAGCGAGTTATATTTTTAGCTCCGGAAATACTGCGAGCTCGCGCACCGGGTACCGTTACCGTTCAATTAACCAAATTCCTTAAATATGACAAAAGTTAGTAAAACTGCTGAGAAACGCCGTTTATATACCGAAGCGTTAAAACGCTACGAACAGAAGTTACTAGCAAAAACAAAAAAAACGAAATGAGTTTGTTTAATTATTTAGGTGACGTGTTAAGCGATTCGGCAAGTTGGGCAATGGGGATCGTTATT